CTGATCTTGTCCTCGTCCATTTCGCCGTCGTAGTACTTGATGACGCGGATGGAGAACCCGTTCTGGCTCTCGCGAGCCTTGAAGGTGGCGCCGTCCGGCATTTCGAGGTCGGCCATCACCAGGGCGAAGGCGTTCTTGTGGAACACGAGGTTCTGCGCGTACTGCGCCGAGCCGGTGCCCATCATGGTGATCGCGGCGTCGTTGGCCGGAGCCGAGTCCACCGTCTGATAGGGGCCGCTGATGATGATCGCCGGGGCGATCGTCAGGGTGCAATCCGTGCCCGTGGCCGTGATGTCCGACTGGATGACGAACTGCTGCAGAACGCCCGTCGACTGCTTCGAGACCGGGTTGACCGCGTACACGTCCGCGATGGTGAACACGTCACCAGCCTTGAACGTGGTCGAGGCCGTCCAGTCGTCGGTGATGAGCGTCTGGGTGTTCGTGTCCTTGCTCGTGGCATAGGTCACGTTCTGGTTCGCGCCGTTGATGAGGCCGCCACCCGCCGCCGCACCGTTGGTGTGCATGCGGATGTTCTGGTCCATCGCCGTGGAGACGCCGGCAACCGTGCCGATGTCGCCCGCACGATAGGCGCCGCGCGCCACGTCCTGCATGTACAGGCTGGTCTGCGAGCCAACGAGGCCCCAGGCATCGGCCGGCGACAGGACCGCGCTACGCATGTCCTGCGGGACAGCGCCCTCGTCGAGGCGACGCGGCGCCTTGGCGAAGTCGGCGAACGAGTCGACCGGCGAGGCCGGCGTGCCGACCCAGTTCCAGACGCGGTTATAGAGCCCCGTCAGGTCGTAATCGATCTGGTTGGCCAGAGCGATGGCGGCCGGCTTGATGTACCGCTCGTTGTACTCCTCGATGGACAGGGTGAGATCCTGCGTCGAGAAGGACCACGAGACGTGCTTGCGCTTGTCCATGGAGAGAGCGAATTTGCCCTCGGTCACGTCCTGGTTGATGGCGACGGCGCCATCCTGAGCCGTGAACTTGACGGGACGGCGAACGCTGATCGTGTCGCCCACCTTCACGAACTCACGCGAGTAGTCGCGATAGACCTTCTTGCCCATCACGAGATTGTTTTCGAGTTGAGCCAAGCCCACCTTTGCGATGATGCTCGGCGTGATGATCGTATTTGCCATGATGACCTAACCGTTTGGTTAGGCCCCTTCGGACTCTCGCCTTCGCCACCGTCTAACGTCTCTGGTCCAACTGGCGCACCCATTCGAGGACGCCCTTGTGATCCATACGCTCGATCGTTTGCGGTGCTGCCGCGCCTCCGGACACTGTTGCCGGCGGCGGCGGGGCCGATGAAGTTTTCGGCTTCGGCTTGGCGCTGAATCGCGCTTCCACCTTTGCCAGTTCCTTGACCGCCGCTACATGCCCGAGTCGGGAAATCCTGAACGCCTCGTCCTCGTTGTCCGCCAGGTACTTGACCATCGCCGCCTTTTGGTCGGCGTCGAGAAGGAACTCAGCGATTGCCGGCGTCATCGGGAAGTCTTCGGAGCGCACATAATCAAGTGCCTCGTCGAACCCCTGAATTGCCTTGCCTTGAGCCTTCGCCTCGGTGGCAAAGGTCTTGGCGCGCTCGATGCGGGCCTTCTCCTCGTCAACGGCTCCGACCTGCTTCTGGAATCCCTCCAGCGTGGCTTTCACCCGCTGGTCGGCCTTCCATTCGGCCCGTGCCGCAACGAAGTCTTCGTACTTGCTGAACTGCTCGGAACGGGGTTCGTCGCTCTGCTCGGCTGGCTGCGGGCTCTGCTGTTGGCCTCCAAGGGCCTTGGACAGAAGCTCGCGCAACTGCTCTGCTTCGCGCTTCGCCTCGTGCTTTTCGCGGGTGAGTTCTGAAATTCGCTTCTGGAAGCCGCCGCCCGGTTTCTTCGGCTGGGGCTGTTCGCCCTCGGCCTCTGATGGCTGCTCTTCCGCGGTCTCTTCAACCGGGGCGGTGGTCGCTTCCGCCGTAGTTTCGACCGGGGCAGGCGCATCCTGTGGAGGAGCGCCCGAAGTCTTTGCATCTTCCGCGACTATAGCCGCCAAGTCAATATCGCTCACGAATCACCTCGTAGTTAGGCGGGCGCAACGGCTCCGCCGATCTCGACTGTCGGAGGAAGGTCTGAAGGCATGTCGTCGGCCGGGATTTCGACCATCGGCGGCATGTCGTCGGGCGGGGGCGCTTCGCCCATCGGGGGAGCGCCCATCTGATTGGCGGGGTCGGCCATGTCGGGCATCGGGCCGGGAGGCTGACCACCGCCGGGCTTCTGCATCGCCATCATCTGCTGCATGCCCTGCTGAACGGCCTGCATCTGCTGGCCCATCGTGAGCATCATCTGCTGAAGGGCCATGTAGTCGGCGGCGTTCTTGATCTCCTGCCCCTCGGTTTGCGCTGCCGTCAGGTCGGCCTTTGCCGCGCTGGCGATGGCGTCGGCAGCCGTCTTGGGATCGGGCGGCGGCGGCTCCTGCTGGATCGGCTGGCCGTCGTCGTCCAGGCCCTTCGCCATGCGGATGCGCGCGGCGATCTCGTCGGCGCCGGGCACGTCCATGTTCTTGATGATGATGTCGCCGGCAATTTCCGTGAGCGTCGGGAAGCCCCGGAGCAGTTCGGTCATGAACTCGGTTGCCTCGGCGCGCTTGGTGGCGAAGCTCGGGCCGGTCGTCACGGTCACGTCGTACTCGCCGGCCGACAGATCGTTCATCACGATCTCCATCCCGGTCCGCTCGTCCTGCTGAGGGTCGTTGATCCGGACCATCTTGGCCGAACCGTCTTCGCCCAGCGTGCGAACAATGCGCGTGCTGTCGTAAATCTTCGGGATCAGGTCGACGAGGATCTTGCCGCAATACTGGATCGCGATGCCGAGATTGAAAATGTAGTGATAGGTCCCGGTGTCGCCTTCCTGCTGTCGGGCCATGATCGCCCGGCCGCTGGTCTCGTTGCTCGGGGCGCCCAGCCCTGCCTTGTAGATGCCCGTCACGCCTTCTAGGTCGCTGACGGCAAGCTGGGACTGTACGTCGAGGCCCTGCGAGGCCAGAGGCGGCTCGGAGCGCTTGGGCGGACCATTGGCGGCCGGGTCGCCCTTGTAGAACAGCGCGGCAAGGTTCTGCGTGCCCGCGTTCTGCCACTGGTCCTCGTAGCCCGTGCCCTGCGCCTGGGTGAGGATGAACGGCGCCTTGGGCTGCATCGCCACGGCCTCGACCGCCGCCGTCCGCGTGTAGTTGTAGACCCGCTGGGGGTCGCGCATGTCGTGGATCATGCCCTTGCGGACTGCCCGGCCGTCCGACCAGATTTCCTCTCCCACGACGATGCAGATGGGGATGTACCGCCCCGCCCAATCGGTCGGCCCCTGAAGGATGCCGGCGCCGGACATGAGGCAGGTCTTGACCTGCTGGACGACCACCTCACGCCGGTCAACCACCGGGGACTGCGAAACGTCCTTGTCGTCGGAGTAGCTGACCGCGCCGTCCTCGTGGAGTTGCAGGACCTTCTTGACCGGCTCGCGGTACCAGTATTCCGCAATCTTGATGGTGTTGACCGTGCGCCACGTCAGGCCCTGGTCGGCTACGTTGGTCGGCAGGCTCTCGGCGGGGACGTTGGGGTAGCGCTTCTTGTACTCCTCAAGCGCCAGGTCCTCGAACACGAAGCCATAGCGCATGTCGGACTTGTCCGGCTCCTGCGCGAGCGGGTCGACAAGGATCTGGAACGGGTCGTTGATCCGCTTGATCCTGATGTCCTGATCGAAGCTGTCGTCGCTGCTGTACTGCGTGACGACGCGCCAACCGCCGATGCCCGCCTGAGCCGCGTTCTCCGCCGCCTTGGTGTAGGCCGCGCGGGCAATGCTCTGCTGCTCGATGTTGCGGATAATGCCCTTGAAGATTTCGGCGGCTTCCTTGGTCGCGCCGTCCTTGGCCGGCAGGACGTTGATGCCGGGCGGGTTCTGCATCACCTCGCCGGTAAGCTGGCGCACGAAGCCGGGGCCTCGGTTCATGGTCAGGGCCGGGCGGTTGGCCCGCCTGCGCTGGGCAAGCGCCTCGCTGTCCCACTGGGCCTCTCCGCCCACGTAGAACCGCTGGCAGTCTCGACCGCTGGAGACGTTCTCAAACTCCTGTTTCCACGCCTCATCGGCATGGGCGAGCGCAAGTTGCAGCAGGGCGGCCTTGTCCTTGGGGACGCTGCCGTCAGGGGCCAGAGGGCCGCGCGTGGGGGTTGTGTCAGCCATTGGCCCCACCATTCAGCTTCGCCTCAATCTCGGGATTGTCGCTTCTGTAGCGTTCACCATCCCACCAAATGCGGTCGCGTTGCGGTACATCTGCCGCGTCGAGAATCGCCTGCGCTTCGGCAAACCAAGCGAGGTTTTGACTGTCGGTCATGCGGCCATCCATCCGCCCATGTCGCGGGGCTTCTTGCGCTTCTCAGCCTCGACGCCGGGCTCTTCGTAGACGACGCAGCCAAGGCCGAATGAGTCGGCGCCGTGCGATGCCCAATCGTGGTCGGGACCGAGGCCGATCTGCCGGATCTCGTCGCGCTTCTCGTGATACCAGCCGAGGGCGTCGAGGCCGCCTTGCGTGGTCGGCGCGTTGAACCAACAGGAGGGGAAGCGGCGCCGGGCCGCCTCGATACGGGCCGCAGCCGCGCCCTTCCCCTGGTTGGGAACGACCGTCACTTCGTAGCCTGCCGCCTTGAGCGCGGAGGCGTAAGACACGTCGTAAACCTTGTCGTTCGTGTCGCCGTCGTGAGGCAGCCAGAATTGCGCCTTCTGTGGCGTGTAGGCTTGGCCCCGGCACCATTCGAGGTGCGCCGCGATAGGCTGGCCCACGGCCTCGTAGTAGTTCAGCCAGCGGATTTCCCGGCCTACGAACTGAGCGGCCCAAATAGTGAAGGCGTCCGCCCTCGCGCCCGTCCCGCCGATGTCGCAGAACAGGCGGATGGTCATCAGGGGATCTGCGGCGACGTTGCCGATGCGGCCCTGTGCCCGCGCCTCTGTCAGCGCCTTGGCGTAGTACGCGCCCTCAATGACCGAGACGTAAGCGCCCTCCCAGATGTGGGGATACTGGTCGGGGCGCTCCTTCTGGTCGCGCAGGCGCTCGCGCTCCAGCTTGGCGGGGAACTTGGGATTGTCCCGCCAGTTCATCTCCACGACGCGGATCAGGTTGTCATTGGCATGGCGGAACCGGCTCTCTACAGCGGCGGTCTTTCGCTTGGGGTTCCACGTCACCCACAGTTCGGCGTTCCAGTCCTCGCCCTCTTCGCGGAGGGTCGGGATCAGGATGGACCACGCCTCTGCCGTCACCGGCTCGGCTTCGTCCACCCAGCACAGGAGAATGCGGCCCTTGGACTTCACGCTCTCGATGGAGCGATCCAGGCCGGCGAAGGCGAAGTCTATCAAGCCATCCCGGCTCTTGATCGAACGCTCCGTGACTTCGTAGTACGCCGCGAGGAAGGGCTCCTCCTCGATCGCGCGCTTGACCTCCTCCAGCGAAGAATCAGCCAGCGAGTTCATAAACTGGCGGGCGCACAGGATGATGCCGCCCTGCCCCGCCTGCCCGAACATGAAGCCGCGAACGGCGGTCATCTTGGCGAAGGAGCGCGTCTTGGCAGAGCCTCGGCCGCCATAGGCGCCGCGCACGTCAGCCGGGCCGACGAACAGGCCCTTGAG